ATTAAACGTAGTGATGCTGTTGAACAGTGGCGAATATTCGACAATACTCGCAATCCGACTAACCCTGTAACGCGAACTTTAAATGCAAACGAGAGTAATGCAGAGTCGGATAGTGCTAATAACACGTTGAATTTTACGTCTACGGGTTTTCAGCTTACCGCAACCAATGGCGGCACTAATGCATCTGGTGGCACATACATCTACATGGCCTTTGCAGACACCCGTGAATACGCATACTGGTACGATCAGAGTGGCAACAACAACGATTGGACTAGCGAAGGTGGACTGACTGAATCTGATGTGATGGTTGATAGTCCTACGAATAATTTTGCTACTATTAATCCTTTGGCAAAAGATTCATCGGTTATTTTGCAAGAGGGGAATTTGCTTTTTTATAGAGCAGCTAACATGACTCGCCCTGCTTTAAGCACCATAGGTCTTGGTTCTACGCAAAAATGGTACTGCGAATTTCATGAAAGATCAGGAACAAACATATACGCAGGTGTACAGTGGGAAGGTACGAATGTAAATACATATCCCCATGCGGTGGGTACTTATGCGTATGTCGCAAATGCCGATGGTGGTTATTATCAAAATGGCTCTTATACATCTTTCAACAGTTCAATGACTTCTGGCGATAAAATTAGAAGTATAGCTTATGATGCAGCGACAGGGAAAATGTGGATTGGAGCAAACGGCACTTTCAGTGGCAACCCTGCGGCTGGCTCTGGAGAGTTATTAACTGTTCCGTCTGCGTATAGGCATCAAATGTATTTTGTCGGTGCAAAAGACAACGCATCAGCCACCACTGCTGGCATTGCAAACTTTGGACAAGACTCATCTTTTGCAGGAAACAAGACAGCACAAGGGAACCAAGATGCAAATTCCGTGGGTGATTTCTATTATGCGCCACCGACTGGATTCCTAGCGTTATGTACGGCTAACCTTCCAGATGTTGATGTTATTCCTAGTGAGCATTTTAATCCTGTTCTTTATACGGGCAATGGTGCTGACAACCACGCTATTTCTGGGGTTGGTTTCCAACCTGATTTTGTATGGATGAAAAGCAGAAATGCTGGTCGTTCTCATGCGCTAGTAGACAGTGTGCGAGGTAGAGGCTCTATATTATTTTCAGATTCAACAAGCGCACAGCAAGTACCAGCCGCAGCAAATAACGATTTAGTATCTTTTGACACTGACGGATTTACTGTTGGTACTCCTGAAAGGGCTGGGTCTACAAATGAAAACAATGACACTATTGTAGCATGGAACTGGAAAGCAGGAGGAAGCGCAGTATCCAACACCAACGGCACAATCACTTCTAGTGTGTCAGCTAACCCTAGTGCTGGCTTTAGTATTGCTTCGTTTACCACGTTAGCGGGTACTGTGGGGACTGTAGGGCATGGACTAGCTTCTGCACCCGAGCTACTTATACTTAAAACCAGATCTAGTGGGGCAGCTTGGAATGTGTGGCATACAGATATTCTAGCGACTCAAAGGCTTAGGTTAGATGGTACTGATGCCGTTGCAACAAGCGATGTTTTTGGTAATACGTCTCCCACATCAACAGTATTCACCCAAGAAATATCTAGCACTGTGCAAACAGCAATAGCCTACGCATTTCACTCAGTAGAAGGCTACTCTAAGGTCGGCTCATACACAGGTAATGGCTCGACTGATGGTACGTTTGTACACTGCGGGTTTAGGCCAGCTTATGTGATGGTTAAGCAATCATCTTCGGCTGGCAACTCTTGGATGATTTATGATACCGAAAGATCAACCTTTAATGTCATAGAAAATACGCTTAGAGCCAACACAAGTGAAGCCGAAGATACGTCTACAGGCAGTGGAGGTTATGGTGTAGATATTGTATCTAATGGCTTTAAAGTAAGGACTACTTGGGATGGTGTTAACACCAGTGGCTCAACCTACATATTCTTAGCATTTGCAGAGTCACCATTTAAAAACACAAACGCTCGCTAACAGGGCAATCACAATTTAGGAGAATAACTATGTGGTTCGTTGGTAATACAGAAACAGGTTTTACAGTAAACAAAGCGCGAGGCTTAACGATTGGAGACGTTCAATATCCAAGAAACATATTCGTGCTTTGGAGCAAGGAAGAATTGGCTGAGATAGGCATTAAGCCATACAGCGAGACTAGGTTAGATAGCCGCTATTACAATCAAGGAGCATTAACGCGCGCTGAAAGTGATGGTGAGATTGTTGGCACATACGCAGCCATTGATAAAGACGTTGATGCGCTTAAAGACACTATGCTGCAAAGCGTCAAATCAATCGCTGGTTCATTGCAAAGCCAAGTGGATTGGTATTGGTCTAGGGAAGCGAAAGGTGGCACTGCCGTACCTGGTGAAATTGCCACCCATGCAACCGCAATTTATACAGTCATGGAAGCAAAAGAAACGGCCATTAACGCCCTGGTTGATTTGGACGATGTGATTTTGTATCAAAATACACCAATGGTGGAAACCAGGAAGGTTAAACACACGACAGACGATGGCGTCGAAACCTATGGCCCGGAGACTGAAACAAGCGACCGAGAAGTGGACCAGGTGACAAATGGTTGGCCAAGCCTCGAAGTGGACCCGGCATTTGTGAGTATAGTGCCAGCCTAATGTGGTCCACCGTCGGTGAGGTTTACGCGGTAATGATTCAGCCAGCCCCGGTGGGCCAGGTTGTCGTGGCTGAACCCCAAACCGACCAGGGGCAAAATAATGATCGATTTGCAGTCAGGAAAATAAACGGGGTCCTGGCGTATGAAAACCGGGGTCCGATTTCGACATTGTACTGGGTGGCTAGATTTTGATTGTCGAGCTAATGGCCTTAAATGCCAGCTTTGCAGTGATCAAAGAGGGTTTGAACAACGGCCGCGACCTGGTACAAATGGGCCAGGCATTATCCAAATGGTTTACGGCATCCAGTGAGATTAATAAAAAACCTGGCAATAAAGTGGGTCAAGGTAGCGCCCTGGAAAGTTGGCAAGCACAAGAATTAATCAGGCGCCAGCGTAAAGAATTGGAGTTTGCGATTTCCAAAACGCGCCTCCAGGCGTGGAGTGATTTTATAGCATACGAGGCACAATGGCACCGCGAGCGAAAAGAAGAGGCGCACGCATTAAGAGTTAAAAAAGCAGCGCGTGCAAAAGCAATGGCCAAAAATTTAAATATTGCCATTACGGTCGGGCTGGTAATGATTGGCGCCATGGGGTTATTAATTGGCGTCGCAGTTTATATAAAAGCTAACCCGGTTGGCAATTTTTACGGGCACCATTCAACCTTTGAAAAAGTGACGAAATGAATATGGAAAATAGACAACCATTAACCGACGAAGAAATCGAGCAAATTGCATCCAGGGCAAGTGAGATTGCTTATGCCAGGTTTTATCAAAAAGTGGGCGAAAGCGTCGTGCGAAAAGGTTTATTTATCCTGGGCGCAGGGGCGGCCGCAATCTGGTTTTATATAAATGGGGACCTAAACTAATGAGCATGATTATTGAAATGTTGCGCGCCCATGAAGGCGTAGAAACGCACGCGTATAAATGCACGGCCGAAAAGATCACCATAGGGGTGGGGCGCAATATTGACCCGGCGGGTGGCATTGGTTTATCCGATGATGAAATTGATTTTTTATTGGCCAACGATGTGGCCAGGGTCAATAAAGAATTGCTTTTAACCTTCTCCTGGTTCGCAGAATTGGACGAAGTGCGAAAAGATTGCATGATTAATATTTGTTTCCAATTAGGTTTGCCCAGGTTAAAGAAGTTTAAAAAGAGCCTGGCATATATGGCAAATGGTGATTTTGATTTGGCAGCCGATGAATTTTTGAACAGTAATTGGGCAAGTCAAACACCAGCCAGGGCGAATGAAATAACAAAGATGATTAGATCGGGGGATTACTAAAATGCTTGGATTAATTAAAACCTTGGTCGGTGTCGGTGGTACTTTTCTCCAGGGTAAAATGGACAACAAAAAAGCGGAGATCGAGGGGCGCAATAATGCCATCCAGGAGAAGCTAAAACAGTCGGGCACCTGGGACGAAATACACGCGAAAAACAGTGGCGAATCCTGGAAAGACGAATGGTTTACTTTGCTGTTTTCCATTCCCCTGGTGCTGGCATTTATACCGTCAGCGGTGCCTTATGTGGAGCAAGGTTTTAGGGTTTTAGACATGATGCCCGATTGGTATAAACAAGCCCTGGCGGTCCTGGTTGCGGCTTCTGTTGGTTATCAAAAGCTAACACAGCTATTCACCAAAAAAGCCATGGGAAAATAATTAATTAAATATTCTATTGACTAGGGCGGGACCTATCTTTAGAATGCCGTGGCAGTAACAAGCAAGACGAAGTTAGGTTGCAAAACTCGCTTGTAAGTCTTTGTTTTTGTTACTCGCTGTTTGTAGCTGTTTGACCTGTTTATTGTTTTGATAATATCATTATAATCAACAACTTAGGGTACATAAGGCCCATGCCTTCTAAGCCGTAGGTCGCGGGTTCGAATCCTGCAGGGCGTGCCAATAAATGCCTATATATCAAGACCTTATAAGGTCTTTTTTTATGCCTGTAATTTGGGTTGCAAAAAGATTGCAAAAAGATTGCAAAACCATAGGCAAAAAAAAGGCCGCTTAATAAAGCAGCCCTGGGCTTTTCATTATGGTTATCCCATGAATTTTGCCAGGCTAAAACCTTCCAGGCTGGCATCAACCCAGTTTATATCTTCATGCCTGGCGTCGTAATTATCCGTCATTTTCTCGCTGGCGTGCCCGGCCAATTGTTGTGGCGCGCAGCCTTGCTTTTTGTGTTCATGGATAGCTAACGCACGCCCCTGGTGAAAGCCTGGACGCTGGACCATTGGTAAGTGGTCATAAGCGCCCGTCACGTCGTCGCGTAGGCGTTTAAACTCTTTGGTTAGATAGTCTTTATTAATGTAACTAAAATGGATTCCAGCGGCTTTTTGGCGCTCAGTGTAGGCCCTGGGTTTACGGTGAATTAAGTATGGCGACACAATATTAACGCGATCTTTTCCAAGCGTCCTGGTTAATACTTCATTCAGTTCTGGCGTGATTTGAATGGCCAAATAACCCGTATCATGTTTGTGCGTTTTTTCCTGGACCACATACAAAACGCCGTCTTTTATGTTTTCCTTTTTCATATTGCAAATGTCGCCCCGGCGCTGAGTGGTCAGCATACAAATGTCCATGGCTTTTTGCATCCAAGGTTCAGCGGCGTTATAAATCATTTTCCAACCGTCTTTATTATGGCGCTCGACTTCTGGCGGGTTGCCTATTTTCAAACAAGGCGTCGCGGGGTTCGTGTCCAATTCCCCTTTGGTTTGTCCATAGTTCAAGGTGGCCACAAATACTTTTCGGGTTTTGTCGCGCTCGCGTGCGTGACCTTCGCTTTCTTCTGGGTCATAAATACCATCAAGAAATTGTGATATGGCCATGGTGGTTAGCTGGCGGCAATTCCACCCATCAAAGTAAATTTTAATCTTTTTATGCGCGCCGCGAATTTCATCAATAGACGCTTTTTGCAAAGCCTTTTTACCTTTTAAGTTTTTCTTAAACGCCAGGTAACTATCGCATAATGATTCAACAGAAGTGGATGGATGCAAAACAGAATCAACCAGGGAGCTTGCGCCAATGAGTTTATCATTTAACGATTTAGCAGCCTTTATGGCTTCGACTTTATCTTTGCCCATACCATGAAACTTTTTGGTGGTGGGGTGTTTATAGCGATAATAAACAGCACCCGTGCCCTTGCCGTTGGTGGTTTCATAAAGATTCAATGGCAGCCTTTGCGTGGCCTTTGTTTCCCGATAGCGCATAATTTAACCTCAACTATTTAATACCCTATTCACCAGATTATCGGCGGGGTTTTCGTAAGCATAACTTACAGCATGGCCATTGGCAATATAATAAACGCCACCCATTTTGACGCCTTTAATTTTACCCTGGTTAATCCAGTTGCGGACCGTGTAGACACTGGGAGCCGAGCCAGGTGCGAATTGATGTTTTAGATACTCTGGAATAGTCATTAATTTTTCATTCATTTTGTTAGTTCCTAATAGCATTATTAAAGTTAAAACGGTAATTCTTCTCGATATTCAGAAAAGTCATAATCGGTGATGTTGGGGTATTTATCGCTTTGGTCGACGCGGATAGAATATGGGGCGATTCCATTTTTATAATCAACATTGTTTAAAATACCATCCGTGGTTTGGTCTAGTAATGTTGGAAAATGATCGTGTATCCATCGGCGTGCTTTGTCGGCAGTATACCCGCCATGAGCCGGGCAAACCCAGGTCGAAAAGTCACCCCCGGTGGTCCGATAAGTCACCCGGACCGAATCGGGTTTGCCAAGTTTTTTATGCCTAGACATAGCCACATTATCGACGTTATACCATTCGTGTTTTTTAACGACAGGCAAAGCCAAATCCAGCAAAAGGGCGGCCGTGCTGGCGGTTTGATCGTGGGTTATATCGCGTGGAAACAAGTGGCCACATTCGGGGCATTTAGTACACGACGCCGCCATAATGGTTTTGCAAACTGGGCACGTCCTGGACGGTGGCGCTCCCTTGCTCCCCTTTGCCTTTTGTTCGGCTTGTGGATTAAGCGCGTTAATTGGCCCATGGCGTTGAGTGTTACCGCCAAAGTCTAATACTAGACAATCGTTTTTACTTTCAGCCAGGCGCATACCCCGGCCGCACATTTGGACATATAACCCCTGGCTTTGAGTGGGTCGCAAAAAGACGAGCATATCAATCGCCGGCGCGTCAAACCCGGTCGTTAAAACGTCGCAGTTGGTCAAGCATTGAATGTCCCCGGCTTTAAATCGCTCCAGGATATAATCGCGCTCGTCGGTGGGCGTGGACCCGGTAATGGTGGCCGTGGTAATGCCATGCTCTGCAATAATTTCGGCCATCTTTTCGGCATGATTTACGCCGGTGCAAAAGATCAGCCAGGATTTACGCTGGCGGCCATAGGCTAATATTTCAACTAACACCATTCTAGCCAGGGCGTCATTATCGGTTAGCGCGTGCAGTTGATCGGTTTTGTAATCACCCGCCCTGGTGTTAATTTCTGACAGGTCGAATTCGTTATCCATGGCCTTGGGCACCAAGGGAGATAAATAACCGTCGTTAACCAATTGCATTACATCAACGTCATAGGCAATGTCGGTAAAAATTCGGTCGTCACCATCAATCAGTGAACCAGAATTAAGCCTGTAAGGTGTTGCCGTTAATCCCACCACCCGAATTTTAGAGTTAATCACATTCATGCTTTTTAAAAATCGCAAATACATTCCCATTCCCTTTTTGGGGACCAGGTGGCATTCGTCGATAATGATTAAATCAATATGGCCAATTTCGGTGGCTCGTTTGTGGACCGATTGAATACCCGCAAAAATTATATCGTGGTCTGTATCGCGTCGATTTAAGCCAGCCGAATAAATACCCGCCGGGGCATCCGGCCAAAGCGTCATTAATTTTTCGTAATTCTGGGCGATCAATTCTTTTACATGGGTCAATAAAAGCACGCGTTGCCCTGGCCAAGTTTGCATCAATCCGCGAATGAATTCCCCGGCAATAACAGATTTACCGGCCGCCGTTGGAAGCACCAGGATCGGGTGCCCGGTTGCGTTCTCTTGAAAATAAGAATAAAGGGCGTCGATTGAATCCTTTTGATAATCGCGTAATTGCATATTAAATACCAAAATGCCGGGATTGATAACCTGGCTTTTCGTGGCCAAATCGTGTGGTTAAAAAATGACAAAAGAAGCCAGTTTTTTTGTATATTTCCAAAGCCAGTTCGTATTTTCCTTCGCGCAATGCTCGTTGCATCGGCACGTTGGTAATACCCAAGCGCCTGGCTTTAAATACGACGGCTTGTGAAGGTTTATTAATTATTAAACCAATGTCTTTAATCGTCTTTAAATGATAATTATCCAAAAGATATTGTGTGTCCTGGTCACTCCAGGGGAAACGGGGAGCATTTTTTATTTTATTATTTAACATTTATTTTTGGTCCTATTTTTCCCGTCAAAAACGGGTTGTAATGCGCCTTGTTTAAATCATCAAAATCGAGATCAAACTCTGGCGCGTTTTTAAAAAACAACGTGCAGCGATTAACAACAGCCGCCCTTGAGCGACCCAGTTTTTTGGCGATTACCGACGGTGGTAAAATGTCTCGATTTTTAGCCAGGTAATTATGTTCAGTTTTCGTCCACCTTTTCCTGGACCCGCTTTTTTGAATACCTAACCTGGCCGCCCGGTCTTTTATTGCGCCAGAAGATCGTTCCATTTGATTGGCCAATATTTCGTTGGTATAGCGGACATAGTTAAATCGCAAAAATTGATCTTCTTTATCGGTCCAGCGTTTCACAGCCATCATTCGTTAACCTCAAAATCCATAAAGGCTTTTATGACTTCGGCCGCGACTTGCGGGACAATGGCGTTACCCGCTCCGCGCAATATGCCCACTCTATTGGATACCCCATTAGCCAGAGGGAAAAGCGTGGGTTCAATGGGGGCTGGACGGGCTTTTCCGTCTCGACAGTAGATGAAGTTGGCCAAGGTGCTATTAAAAAAGCCTGAGTCGGAACCATGTCCGTTCTCACCCGACCAGTAGGGCTTCCGAATATGTAATTCTCCATGTCCCCCGTGCATTTGTAGTCTCGCGTCGTCGGTGTCGCCCATGCTCCCATCTCTACCGTTGAGGCTATCGCCCCCAACCCATTCTGATTGTTTTCCCGGTAGCGGTTGCACGCTTTCGAGCCGTACGAGTACATCGGAGTTGGCCATTGGGCTAGTCTGGCCGCTCCACCCAAGGTCGTCCCCCGCTTCGGGTTGTTCGCCGCTTTGCCTTGTCCCGCAACTTGTGGATTGTCTATCGTGGTCGGTGTTGGCCAACTTGTTAGCGACGTACCACAAGCGATCTCTTTTTTGCGGTGCGCCGACGCTACAAGCTGGCAGAACTGCCATTGCGCTGGCGTAGTTTTGGTTTTCCAAGTCTGTTTGTAGATCATCGAACCATCCGTGCCTAATTGCGCTTGCAACTTGTTCGCCAAACACCGTTGGAGGCGCTTGCTCTCTAATAAGGTCAAAGAATGCTGGCCAGAGGTGTCGGTCGTCGTCGGTTCCTTTTTTGTTTCCAGCAACGCTAAATGGTTGGCAAGGTGGTGAGCCGGTCCAAACAGGTCTATCGTCTGGCCAACCGGCAAGTCTAAGGGCAATTGACCAGCCGCCAATTCCAGCGAAAAAGTGGCATTGGGTAAACTCTGAAAGGTCACTCGGTATAACTTCGGTAATGCTTCGTTCATCTACTACTCCGGGGGCTATTAATCCATCTTTTATTAATTCCCTTAACCAATTCGCGGCAAAGGGGTCAAACTCGTTGTAATAAGCGGTCATTTACTTTCATCCTTGATAAATTCACCATTAAAGGTGGCGCGCAAGCTATCAGCGCCAGGGTCGCCCAAGAGGGCAGCCGGGGCAGCTTGCAGTTCGTTGCTTGTGTATGATTTATCACCCTTAACGCCGTTGTAAAATTCCACACCGTCGATGGTTCGGTATGAGATACGGTTATTAACCGGGTCCATATCCACCATTTCATGGGGCACAAGGTTTGGATTAAATAAGTGCTTTTCACACCCCAGACGTTGTTCATCGGTTGATATTTCTTTATCGTGAAAAGTGCATTTCCAGCCACCGTTTTTAATGTCGGCAAATGAATGCACGCACGTTCTGCAATTAACCTGGGGCAATTCGTCCCGGTGGCAAACGTCCTGGTGGTCGCAGAATTTGCACTTAAAAAAGTCGGCCCTAGTACTTATGCCAGGCGGGGGAATATCGGTTGCTATAATGGTTTTGGCCTTTTCGACTAGGGCCAGAGCATCCTCCTTGTTATATTTAAAACGCTCGGTGTACAATTCGTCAGTGTCTTTGCTGACTGCCATATACATTGCGCGTTCAAGCCCCAGGCCGTGCATATACACTTGCATTTGGGCATAGTGTTCGGGTTTAGATTCGCGCACGCCTTGCTTTTTTAGCAGCGCAAACGATTTGTGATTGTGAGTTTTAAACTCTAATAAATGGGCTTTGTTGGGGGATTCGGGCAA